GAATTTAACAGCTTGCTTTTCTTCTTCTGTTTGATATTTTTTTAAACGTCCCATCGATTATACATATTAAAGGATCCAACAAAGATACAAAAATTATTAAAATAAATTACATTTCATTTTCTGAGGTGAAATCATCTAAAATATATTCAGGAGTTTCATTCCACTCGCTGTTATCCTCAATTACTTTGAATTCTCCTTTTCCAAGAATTTCTGTCCATTCATGAGAATGTTCTTTTTTATATTTATCTATTGCTGTTGGTTTATCATCAATAAAACCATGGGCTGTACTAACTACAGTTCCAGTTGTAGCAATACCGTTGATGTGGTTTTTATCACATGCTATTTTAGTTCGTAAAGCAAATTCTACTTTCTTTTTATCTCTAGTGGCATGTAATTTAGATGTTCCTGAATTGGTTATATTTCCAAAGGTAAAACATAAAGATGCATCATAATATATAGTATCTCCTCCTTTATTTGTCATTTTAGGTTGTGACATTGGAGTTAAAGCTGGGGCTACACCTACTTTATTTACAACAAATAATGTATTGGTATATTTTGAGCTTTCTTTACGAGACATTACAATTTGTTGATTAATAAAATTTCCAAATTGGGTTGCGATTGCTCCAGCATTCCACATAGGATTGTTTTTACCTTGATCAATAGACATTTGACATGGGATAGAACCCACTGAATCCCAAATAAATAAAAGATCATATGGTAGATTTCCTTTTTTCTGTTCAGTTAATAAGTCAATAATGAATACTGAGATATCTTCAATTGAGTTTAAAGTACTTCTATCTCGATAAATAAAAAATCCATCTTGATCTACTATTTCCCCAGTTTCCTCATCTACAATATCTTCCATCTGGAATCCCATTGCACGCCAGTGGTTCCAATCGTGTTTCATTTCGGTGATGATTAGAACAGGTAATACTCCCATTTTTTGAGCGTTTACAGCTGTTTCAATAGTCATAGTAGATTTTCCAGTATTACTTTTACCTCTAACCATTACAACATGTCCCATAGGAATTCCGGGGATGGATAATGCTTCCTGTAATGCTGGAGAGAAAGGAACCCATTGTTGATCTTTAAATTTTACATTAGATGATAATCCTTTAGATTCTTTAAATTTCCCTAAGCTAAAGGACGACTGGATTGCTTTTCCAGCCGCCTCTGTAAGTGATTTTTTTGTTGTTTTTGGCATAACTTATTTTATAATTTTATTTAGAAAGGTACATCATCACTATCTTCATCATCTCCTTCATCAAATAGCTCATCGAATTTATCAACCGGAGCTTTTACTGATTTTTTAGAAGATAGACTATAATTTGATTTAGGTTCTTCTTTAATTTCCTCAACAACATTAGTTTCTACTTCTTCTTTTTCATTTTCCTCATTTTCTGGGTCTAGGAAATTTTGAAGAATTATTTTCAAATCATCGAATGATTTTTTAAATTTACCTTGTAACTCTAAAATATCTGGTTGGTCATCTAACCATGCCTCTATTTGTTTAACATCATCTGATAATGAAGATGTTTTACGTTTTGGACGAATTGATGATTTAAGACCTTGTCTTCCTCCAATATCTCCCATCACGGCCTCAAGAGTGAAATCAAATCCTTCATATACATCTGTAAAGTCACCATAATCTTCATCTTCAGCTAATCCTAACAATTGAAGATAAATTTCTTTTCCAAATTCCCACATTCGAACACCTTTTTCTTCTTCTCCTCTAACGATAACAGGAGCAAATACTCGCATTTTAGGATCTAATTTTTTAGCTAGTTGCCAATTTTCACGATCATTTGTTCCACGAAGTTGTTTAGAGAACTCTACAATTGGATCTTTCTCACCCCAGTTGGTCAAAGCATAAATGGGAAATTTTGAAATCCCATAATGTAGATACACTTCTTTGAATGGGTTTTGTTTATCGAATTTTGATGGTACAATTCGAATTTGATACTTGCCTTCTTGTTTTGGCTTCCATAATGTCAACGAATAATCGACTTTTTCTTTCTTTTGCCCAGATGATTGTAAGGCATTCAATCGGTCTTTGATTGCATTTAAATTCATAATATAACTTAATTTATTTGTTTATAACTTTTAATATAAGAACCTTTTATGGGGGAGACAAACTATTTTATTCTCCTTATTAATTTATATTTCCCTCTTTTAGGATTAACATGGGTCCAAAGAAAAGGACCTTTATCATCTTCAGGAAAACCATTCCATTCTATCGGTTTGCCATTTTTATAAAAATCATCTTGGAAATTATCTGAAACTGTTTCTATGGGGTATTTGTTTATTTTTTCATATTGAATAAATCCTTTTTCTCCTGTTTCTGTGTTTTCTATTTCATATTTCATTATCTCTGGAGGGGAAATAGGAGATTTATGTTTTTTTAAATATATTCTTTCTTCTTCATATTGAGGTACTTCATCTATTGATATTTCTTTTCCCATACTGTCTAAAATTTTAAACCCATATTTTTTAGTCATTAATTTAAAAAAATTTAAATCATTCTTTCCAGAAATATCTTCATCTTCCATTTCAAAATCAATCAAATCAGCATAAAATATTACTTTACCTTTGGGAGAAAGAGCATCATTTATAGTTTTTGTAAAATTTTCTTGATTAGAAATATAATGAGTAATTTTAGAGGTTATAATATTTGGAACTTTTGGTAAAGAAATATAATTATTTAAATTATGTTGAATATAATATACTTCATTATATTCTTCATTTAAGCCATAATCAACTGCTTCTTCACCAAATTCATCTGGACTCATTGTATCAATATGGACATATCCTTCTTCTTCAGGCATTCCTCCACCCCCCATATTATAACCTATAATATTTGAAGGTAATGAAGAGATAGTTTCATATTTATATTCATTGTCATTAAACGTAAAATAATATATCTTACTAGATGGTGATTCATTTAATTTAGCATTATATTGACTTTCAGTAATAATACCTGAAAGGAATTGCATACGTATGAGTTCTTTATTCATCTTAGTTTGTTTAAATACTATATTTCAATTATTCTAAAAATCTTTGTATTAAGTTGTTTTAACTCATTATGTTGAGTAAGGAGAATACAATTTCTATAATGTTGCCAATCTATCATAAATGTATTATCAACAACACCATTGTTTAAACCTTTAATAAGTTGGTTTAAAGCATTTATTGTATATAAAGAGTTTGTTTCTTTTTTTCTATGTACCAATATAGTATTTTCTGGGATACTGTTGATATTACCTTGGTCTATATTGTAGGTGATGGCATATTCATTATTACTTTTTACATGTAATACAAATATTTTATTATATAATATATCATACTTTCTTTTTATATCGGATATTAATATATCCATATCATCAAATGATGTGAAAGTACATAGTAATCTATTGTTCATTGAAAGTATATCAGTTATATCAAAATCGTACTGATTATACGTATGTCCAGGGATGGGGGGGGATTGGTTTGTCATAACTGGTTATTGGAAATTATAGTTTATTCCTTTTTTAAATTTAATTTGTAAATTATATTTTTTAAATATATTGGTTATTTGTTTGAATGTTTCTTTTTCTGTTTTATCAACATCAAAGAGAAATGAATCGTAAACATATAATACAAGTTTTGTATTTTTTCCTCTAAGGAGTTTTAAAATATCCCATAATATAAGAATATTTTGTGCGGTTTCCAAATTTTGATTGTGATAATTTAAAAGTTTTTGGGGATACATATCCTCTAACTTATCTTTTTCAAAAACATGGTTAGATATTGGACATGTTATTTTTCCTGTTGTTTTAAAAATGTTCCATAATTCTTTAACATATTCATCTATTTTCTGAAAGAAATCTATATGTTTATATTCATCTTGTATTCCTCCATATATTTGTCTAAAGGTTATTTCTTTGGATGTGTTATAATCTACATTATATATTTTAGCAAAATGTTCATGGAAATCCTCCTCGGGTAAAGTATATCCCAATAAATTAGCTAATAATGTTGGATGATATGCACTGATGTCTATTTCTATAAAATAGTCATTTCTAGGGATAAAACTTTGCCTTTCTCCTGTATCTTTTTTTAGAGCCGCAAAGTTTATACCATTGAATGAATTTGCTGGCCTAGTGGTTAAAGTACTAAGATTATATTTAGTGTAAATGTATTCTGAGTTTGTTGAGGAGAAGTATTCATTGAATATATTGGGGTTTATTTTTATCCCGTTTTTTTCTATAGAGTTAAATACAATGGTGGTTTTGTTGTTGTAAAATGGGTTTACATGGGATGAAAAATATGGTTGTAATTTTTGAAAATTATCCTCACATACCTCATAATGTTTTACTATTGGTATTATTTCATTCAAATTTGGATAATTTGGGTATTTATTTTGAAAAAATGAATGTATGGGAGATATTTGAGGTGTAAATGATTTGTTTATAAGATTTAAAGAAATAATATTTTTATGGAAAAAATAATGTAAGAATTCTTTCTTATCTATAACATATATTTTTTTTATACTATTGATTAGTTGTTGAACTAAATTAAAATTCACGTGAAATGCCTCGCTATGATTAATAGGCACCATATGTCCCTTAGTTGCCGATATCGGCCTAATATACACGGTAGAAACGTTGTTTTCAACGGGGTGAAGTGTGGGGGATGATGGTATAATTTCGATATATGCTTCCTCATATTGAATTTGAGAAAAAATATCAATTTCGTTTGTATTTTCTATTAACCAAAACATAGGTTAAATGTACAAACTTTATTTTAAGAGGCCAAATAGTACTTTAGATAATCCTCTTTTAAATATTGTGAAAAACCATACCATTTTTGACGTTTTTCAAGTAGGGCTATGTTGTTTTTATTGGCAAGAAATGTTCCTTCTCTATCTCCATTTATCTGCCATACTATAGATTGTGGCTCATATAAATCCCAGGCTATTTGTGTATCTTTAATTTTTAATTTATCGTGTGTTTCTTTGTTTATCTCAATATATTTTAACTCATTTGTTTTTTTACAGAAATAACGGGTGAATGAACCTAAAGTATAGTCTTGGAGGGATGGTGAGGGTTGATTGAATAGGGGGAGAAATCTTTCTGATGGTATATTAGAATTATATTGAGATGAAGGTAAGGTTAATATGGGGTTATTCTCCCCAGGCTCATCAGATGATGGGAGTAATTCAACAAGTAATATATTGTCACCATCATTAGGAAACTTACCTGTATATTTATCTCCAATGGAAGTTTTGTAATAATATCCTTTATAATTTTGTTGATTGGTAGACAAAATATATTCATCTCCATTAGTATATAAATTAGTTTTTATTTGTGATTTTGGATAATACATTGTGTTTTTATTTTTTTATTCTGCTGATCCCCAGTATTCAAAATGCCATATTTCATCTATAAAAGGTTTTCCTTTTGCATTTTTTCCTACTAAACTATCTGATAATCTCCATGGGTTATACCATCCATATTTGGCTCCTATTTGAGCTATTTGAGTATAAATAGGGTATTTTATTCTAGCATTTTTATTAACAATAGGATCTTTACTTGCCGTTCCTGTTCCTAGTTTTACTAATTGATTAAGGTTACTAAAATCTACAGCTATACCATACCCATGAGGGCCATCACCTGTATTTGAACCAAATCTAACTGCTGATGATATAAGGAAATCAATGTTAGAATTTTTCATTTCATTAGCCCATAACAAAAATTGTTGTCCGGCTTTTTTTTCAAGGTAATATTTATTATCTAATATTAGTACTGATTGGAGATTACTATTTCCTTTAGCATAATATTTTGGATTTTTATTTGCATCTCCTATTTCTATTAATTTACCTTGTTTTACTAATTCAAGAACTTGTTGTTTATTAAAACTTCTTAAATCAATTTTTGTTTTTTGATATACTGGGGTATTTTGAGCATTAGAGCTACCTATTTTATTAGGGTTAATTTGGGGAGCAGGGTCTATTCCAGGTATTGGTTGGGAAAGAGGGGCATTTAAAATAAAATTTACTTGGTTAGTAATGATTCCTCCTCCAGTACTATCACTTGACCTAGCTATTAAGTTTTTTAAATAATCATATATTTCTTTGTTATTACTATTTGGCATGTTATAGAATAATTATTATAGAATTTGGTACTACTATTATCTTTTAATATAAGTTGATTTTTATTTAAACATTAATATTGGTTACATAAGAAGGTATGGGTGCTGCATTACCTCCATTTGCTGGATTCCAACCCCAATTAAAACCAAATTTATTATTAGTACTATTTCTTTGAATTTTTTGTTTCATTCTACTTGCAGGTTGATTAGATCCAAGGAAATCAGTTCTTCCTTTTATAAAACTTCTTGCATTTTGCTGTAATGTAGGGTTTTTTAAAGCCTCAACTACTTTCTGTAATGTACTTATTGGTAATCCTGTAGCAATACTAGCTGTTTGTATGTCTTTAATATTAAACCATTCAATGTTAGCTTTATATTCAGTTCTAAATACAGGGAACCTCCAAGTAGGTTCATATTGTGAGTTTGCTAAAATCTGATCTACTATATCTGATCTATATCCAATGCTTCTTCCTCCTAAATTTCTATTATAAATACTTTGGGCAACGTCTGCATATCCTTGGGGATTATTATCTTCTCTTGAACATATAGCTACTAATGTCCAAAATCTCCTATTATCATCGACAACTCCTAATACTGCTGTATTTATTGTTGAGGTGGTTGATGCTGCTGCTACCCCTGCAGCTCCTGCTGCTCCTGTTGTTTCCTCCGAGGTTGAGGTTGTAGTGGTTATTTGGGGTCTAGGTATTATTTTTGAAGGATCTATAAATGAATTAGGTACTACTTGTGTTTCTAGAGTTGTTTCCCAATCTTGGTTTGATATTTTATGAGATACTCCTTTTATTATAAAATGTAATGCATCTGGGTAATTTTGAGGCAGAAAACGAGTTGAAACATTTAATTTATTATATATTTTTATTCCTGAGATACCATCCATAGTTACTCCTAGATTAAAAGGAATAAATCCATTTGTTGAGGATGAGAATGTATCTTGTTCTTCTTGGGCTAGAGCGTTTAAATATTTGTAATATTCTTCAGCTACACTTAGATTATTATCAATAACTGCATCATCTAATGTATTTTTTCCATTACCATCAAATCCAAGTATTTTTTCTAGTGAGTTTAAATATTTAATATAATTATCTTTAGGTTCATCTTTTATGTTTTGGATTTCTTCAGCTGGGAGGTTTTCGGATGAGGGGGGATTGTATTCTTCTTTAAATCTATCTACAATACCTTTATTCCATTTAGAGAACATGGTTGCTTCTGTTCCTTTAACGTATCCTCCCGCGGTAGCACCTATGGTTACCATAGAGGCATATTCTGGGGTGATTTGAGTTTTTAAATCGAGATTTCGAACGAAATTTGAGCTGTTAAATGATGGGTTATATCCAAATACCTCTAAAAAATAATCTCGTCTATTTATATCATCTGAGAGGTAGGATCCATCTATAATTCGAAGAAGATTATCATCTTCATCTACAACTGGTTCAAGATTATTTATTCCGCCTAAAGCTCTATTTAAATCATTACATATACTCTGGAGGAAAGAAATTAAGGCTAATTTATTATTTTCATCTAAGTTATTATCGATAGCATTTTGTATGGTAGAAAAATTAACATATATATTTTCTATTCGAGCTGCTCCTGCGTTTTCATTTCCCCACTCTTTCAATTGAGGAAATATTAATTTATTATCTATTTCTCCTCTAACTACACATATCCTAGGATCAAATGAGATTTGATTAGGGTAATAAAGCATTTCACCTGATGTTCGGAGGTTTATAATTATTTCTCCATTGTTATTTACAGGGAGGCATAATTCTTTGACTTTTTTTAAAAGATGACCAAAATTCATATAATAATTTATATTATTTTGTCCTATATTATCTACTTCTTCTTCCTCCCCAGTATTGTATTTAAAATAAGCAACATTTTGATCATTTTCTAATTCTATACTACCTGCTGGGATTGTGTAACTAATAGAATATGATGGATATTCAAAAAAGAGGGGGCCATTATTTAATATTAAAATTTCTTCATTTAGATTTTTATTTTTAATAATTTCTAAAAATCTATTTTCATTTCCTACACTATAATCTTCAAGAGTAATTTCATTTATTATAAAACTAGAATATTCATCTAATTTTTTTTCAAGATCATCTATTATACTACTAAAAAAGAATCTTCCAGAATGATATATTTGATTTATTGATGTTAAAGGTTTAACAAAATGTCCAACCGGAAAAATCCCAGTAGGTTGAGCAAATATAGAATTAGGTTGAGGTTCATTTCCTGTTCCTTTATTTTCTACATTAGCTTGTTTCCAACTATATAATAATTCAGATAATATATCTTTTGGTTTATTTGCTATATTTTCACCTTCTATTAATCTAGGAGATACATTTGTTTTTAATGATTCTATAACATCACCTAAACTAATTAATGTTAAATTTATATCGTAAGAACCATCTGGATTGAATGACCAATCAAAATTAGATACTTTAGCTAATAAACCATCATAGTTTCCTGATTTATCTCTTCTAAATAACTTTATTTTTTGGAGAAATTGTTTATGAGATTTAGCTGTATTAGAAAAAAATCCATTTTCGGCTTCAACTAAAGTATAACCCATAGTTTCTAATTTATCACTATTACTAAAATAATGGCTCCATCCCCATTCCAATAATACTGTATATCCTAATCGCATATATAGAATGTCTAGGATATCGAATTGATCTCGACTGTAAGCTTTTATTTTGACTGTGGCTTTTTTGATAGAGCCACGGTTCATATTTTTTACCTCTACACTCTCTATTCCAGGAGGAGGAACAAAACCGAAATCTAAAGATGGGGTAGTACCCAAATCTAAGTCAAATGTTTTATTTTTTGCACTTATGTTATAAGGATTTCTTGAACCGGGGGTGTTAAAACCTCCAAACGGAAATAATGTAGTTGAATTATTTAATTTTTGTGAGACTCCACCAAATAAAACATAACTTTTGGCTAAATCCATCCCCTCCATAATATTAACCCATTTTAAATTTTTTATCCGTTCATCCCCATCTAAACTAACTCCAGATGCTAATTTTACCCAAGCTGTTTTAGAATTTAAATATTGTAAATCCTCTATGGTACGTTCTGTTTTACCATGTATTTTTTGCCTTTGGTTGATTTGATCAACAACAAATTTTTCAAATTGTTCTCCTACTACAGCCATAACTTTATTATAAATTTAATGCATCAAATTGTGCTTGTATTTCAAATATCCTATTTGAGGATGGTATTCTAATTTGAGATCCAAATGGTGGTATAAGTGAATCTTGTGGTAGGTTTGGATTTGCTATTGAAATTATCCACCAAAGGGATGAATCGCTGTAGTATATCCTAGCTAAAGTATCATATCTATCTCCTCTTGTAGTATACACATAAATATCTGAGAAATCAAGGGAGATTTCAGGGTATTTTACCATAGAATATCTCCTTTTAGGATTATCTAATGTTGTTATAATTGGTATGGAAGTATATCTAGACATTTATTAGGTATTGGTTAGACCACTTTGCCAATTCTGTATGAATGGGATTTTTTCTGTGATAAATCTATTTTCAACAATTAATTCTTTGTTTTCAGGATATTTATTAATTTCGGGTCTAAATTTATGAATTGGAGTGAATTTAAATCCTGTTACTTTTATCATAAAAGGTAATTCATCTGGGTTTGGATTAGGATTTGTGGATATTTTAATATCAGGGGTTAAAGATAATTCCCACGATGATTCCTCAGGTATATCATATGTGATTGAGGAGATAAATCCAACTTGTTCATATATATAATTTCCTACAGTTAATTTAACTAAATTTCCAGCCATGTATCCTTGTTTAGTATAATAAGGGGCAAGTGAGGAAGCAAGATAGTTTAATTTTTGGTACATACCATTCATTTCCCCTTGAGATTGAGCAACAACAGTAAAGGATAAAGATATATCTCTAGAGAATCCTTCATATTTATAGAATTTTTCTCCTCTACCCATATATGATTGAGCTTTCCAATCTGATGAATATGAATCTGAGAATGAGTCTATATATGCTCTAAAATTCATATATGTAGTGTTGTTTGGATTTGCATTATCTATAACTCCTATTCTAAAAGCTATTAAATCGTTATAATCTTTTCCATTATTTCCTATATCTGTTGAGTTATATATTGGAGAACCATTTATTTTATCTATTATTTGGCTTTTATTAGTAACATCATCTGCCCATGTTCCTTTTACAGCTCCTGGGTCTCCTAGATTTACTCTATTTTCTATATTTGCGGGGTGATTTAATTTATCATCTGATGCACGATATTTTTCATTTATAGCGACTATATAAGTATCATTTTCATTTGGTTGTTTAGCTTCTAGGGTTCTACTACCTTTTCTAGGATCTTCTCTTAATTTTATACTTTCTAAGGATTCTTTATATAATGAACCAGAAGTAGAGGAATTTGTAAAGTTAAAGATATTTTTTTCTTCTTTTCCTATATTTAAATCTGTTTTTTGTATATCATATGTTGGGTTAGTTGATACACCTTTTAATAAGATTTCTGTATTGAATGTTCTATCACCTTTTCTAGGATCTTCTCTTAATTTTCTACTTTCTAAGGATTCTATATATAGTGAACCAGATTTAGTAGATAAATTAGAGAAGAGCATTAATTCAGGTGAATTGTTTGTAGTTGAAAATTCACTTTTTAATGGATCTTCTCCAGTATAGTTTTCATATATTGAACTTAAGTTTTTTCCATTAAATATAGAGGATCCGTTATATAATAATAATCTTGGGGATTTAAATGATCCATAATTATAATACCCAAACTTCTCTAAAGATGAAAAAAAACCTGTTTTCTCTAATTTTATATTGTTTATTCCAGTACGTTGATCTGCAAATTTTATTTTTGTTTTTCCTATACCTAAAATAGAACCAGGTCCACCACTATATTCATCTATAAAACCACTAAATGAAACATTTTGTTTTTCATTTAAAAATCGTATTAATCTGTTTTTATTTGATGGGGGAGAGGATAGTTCTTCTTTTACAATATCCTCATATTTGTTAAGCGATAATCCAGGTATTAACCCCGTTGGATCAATTCCCATTCTGTTTAAACGTGTACCTGTAAATCCTACTCCAGCTTGAGCTAATGTTGATAATGGAGTATACACACCAGCATATAAAGCACCCCCAGCATATGCTATACCTTTTGATGCTTCTGTTTTAACAGATGTACGTGATAGAAGATTTTCTTTTGCTGTATATAATAATCCTTTTACTCCATCTGTGGCGTATTTGGATAATCTAACTACATCTTCTAAGGCGCGTTGAGGAGCTTTTATCCCACCTCGTATAATAAAATCATTACCTCCTGTAGAAGATATTGGATTATCTGAGATTGGTTTTTGAATGTATGGTTGTTTACTAGAACCACCACCTGGTCTATCATTACCAAATTTAAGTGATTTTAGTAAGGTGTCGCCATCCTTTAATTTTAATAAAAGTCCCATTTATATTGGATTAACCTGGTAAATTATCTAAATACTGCTCTGGTGTTTCTCCATTCAAATCCAATTCTGAAGGTGTAGGAAAACCTAGTAGGTTTGGATTACCGTTGATAGAATATTCATAATGGAGAGTTGATTGAGGATTTGATAAGTCTAGGTTTGGTGGAGTTGTTCCATCAAATTGGCTTAGGTTTGATCCTTCTTCTGTTAATTTGTTTAATAGTCCCATAATATTATTTTGTTTATAAATATTAAAAATTATTGAGTTTTATATGATACTAAATTTAAGGCAACACCTACTTTTTGTCCATCCAATACTACATCACCTCCTGCTGATATTAAGTCTATTAATTGTTGTAGGAGTGTGTTGGTTTTGGTCATATCAACTACTGTTGTTGATTGTGGGGATGAGGATTGGGATTTATTTTTATCAAAGAGGTTTGTTCCTGCTACTATACTATCGTCTTTGTCTAATTGGATAGAGCCTTTTGGACCTGATACTACCATTTCACCGCCAGGGCCGATGACACCGTCTTGCATTTGGGAATATATTAAAGCTCCTGCCCCTGCTGCAAGTCCTAATCCTAGTATAGCTTTAAGGGGGTTCATAATAACCCATGCTGCAGCTTGGGCTACCATTAAACTTAATCTACTTGCTAAAGGAATTAAACTTTGTTTTTCTGAAAGGGCTTGCATTTTTTGAGATTTTTCTTGGGTTATTTTTGCAAAAGTAATAAGATTATTAACTATAGCTATAGCTTTCATAGTTGCATAAATACCTGTTGCTATAAGTGCTATACTACCTAATACAGTTTCCCACCCAGTTAATTCTTTAAAACTCCCAGTAATAATTTTTCCTAATCCTTGAAAAGCTATCACAAATGGTTGTAAAACAAAATTAATAGCCGGCATTACAACTGTAGCTATAGAAGATAATATATCAAATATAGGAGCAACAGCATCCATCACTTGCACAAATACCTCTCTTAATTTTTCAACAGAAGCATTAAATTTATCTTGGGCAGATTGTTGTTCGAGTTTTTCGGCTGTTTCTTTTCCTAATATTTCTACAATTTCTGCTTGAGTTTTCTTTTGATTTTTTAAATCATTATATCTTTCAAGAGCTGTTTCACCCTCAGCCATAGACATGTTCTGTAATGCCTCTCTTTCAATTAAAGAAGATGCTAATTCATCTCGTGTTAATCCAACTGCTTTTGCCATAGCCTCTTGTTGGATAACATTCATTTCGCTAAATTCTTTTGATCCTTTTAATTGTTTTAGGACTTCTTCAGCGGCTTCTGCTATATTACCCTCTAATGAGAGTTGCCTAGCTCTTTCAAGATTTAAATTTTTACCAGTTAATAATTCTGCTGAGAGTTCATTTTCAATTGATGATTCAAAATCAAGTAAACTACTAGCTAATGAATTAGCTTCATCAAGTGTTATACCGAATTTTTGAGCTTGAACTACCGCTTTACCTAAAGCCTCAACACTACCACCTAAAGATAATTTTAAAGAGGAAGATGCTTTGTTTACTTCTTTTAAAATTTTATTATTATTTATGGCAAGTTTATTTTGAGAAGCATATGCTGTAGCTCCCCCCAGTGCTGATTTTACATTACTATCTAAACTTTTTCCGGTTGCTAGGGATAATTTTTCAATACCAACCAATTCATCATGTTGAAGACCTGTCTTTTTAACTATGTCTGTCATAGTTATAAGATCTTTTTCATTAAGCATTGCATTAGTACCTAATGCTTGCCCAACAGCTAATTGTGATTCTTGAAGACCCTTTACGGAAATATTAGCATTCATTGAGGAATTTGCTATACCTGCAAATTCTTGTCTCATTTGAGTGGCATTTGAGGCAGACATTCCTAAACCTCTAGCTAATTCACTAATGGATTTTTGAGAGGTTCCAAAAGCAACTATAAGTTCTTTAAAGATAAAATCAAGTATATTAACACTTGTTATCTGATCTTTTAAAGCTTTACCTATATTTTTATATTTGGAGGTTTGTGTTTCAAGTTCTTTATTTTGGGATTCTAAATCTTTTACTTTTTGTTTATTAGCTTCTTTATCAACATTGTGTTTTTTTTCTAAATCAAATAATCTTTGTAATTCTTCTTCTGAAAGATCATCTATATTTTTTCCTTGGAGTTCAATTAATTCATTTAATTCTTCTTGGGCGTGTTTATTGAGAATAGTCTGTATTCGGGCATTTTTAGTTTTATCTATAGCATCTTGTAATGGTTGAGATAAATCTCCAAACCCCATTTTAGCTAATGCTTTTGCAGCTCCACCTATACCAACTCCTAATAAACCTATTTCTTTATTTGCTTGTTTTTGAGCATCAATTGTTCTTTGAACCTCATCAGTAAATGATCCTTGAACTTTTAAAGCTTCTTCTATATCTTTTTTTTCTTTTTCATTAAGATTACCTACATCTAAAGATCTTTTAAGAATATCAAATTTTGTTTTGGCTTGTTGTTGAAGATTTTTAAGTTGTTTTTCACTTAATGATGTTTCTCCTTTTCTATATTCTGTGATTTTTTGAGAAATACTTGATATTCCTTTAAGTGAATTTCGAGCATCTACTAAATATCTATTTTGATTAGATAATTCATTAACTATATCAACAAATGCATCTTTTACATAAGTTAAATCCGAATCCATATCGCGGATTTCTGCTCTTAAACCTTTTAAAGATTCTTTGGCCTTTTCAATGTCTTTTATATCGAAGGGGGATTGAGGAAGTTTTCCTAACTCTTTTCGGAGTTTAGATATTTCATCATTTACTTTTTTTATATCATCACTTAAAGCCATCTAATATATTTTATTATAAATATTGAAAGCCCACAAAGTTATTTATACTTTGCAGGCTTTTTATTTTGTGGGTTAGCGCTCATAAATGCTGGAGTGTTTACTTTACCAGATGGGTCTACTAGAGTTTTACTTCCATTTTTAGAGGTAGAATTATTTATACTATCTGCTTCCTCTTTATAATAGGATTTTATCTGATTGAATGTAAATTTTCTAAGCCATATTGGCATATTATATATTGTATTCCAATCATATCCTCCTTTACCATGAAATACTATCTCATGTATTTGGGTAAATAATGCGGCTCGAATTTGGGGAGCGGTATCAGAACTCAGGCCAAAAAAAGCTAATCCCAATAGGGATGTTGAATCTGTTGCTCCCATCGCTGGGAAAGTAGGACATGTCTACATCTGGTTGTAATTCTTTAATGTACTCCCTTAATGCTCTAGAATCTTTAGCTAAAAGATAATTGTCAACAAATGTTCGTACATCTTTTTTTTCTGTTTTACCTTCCACTGATGTAATAATGTATTTTAATCTAGTGGATAGTTCAGGTGATGAGTCTTTGTTAATTTTCTTTAGACCTTCCAATTCACGCGTGATATCCTGTTCATCCTTGTGTGTTAAAAAGCGGAACGTTAAATGGTTACCAGAGTGGGGTAAGGTAAATTCAAACTCGTTTTTATCGCTGCTTTCTACAATGGTATGAAGTAGTTTGTTCTCTAAAGTAGATAAATCAACTGTATGTTCTTCTCCAAGATATTCAAAAGTGTAATCTTTTCCATATCCTAAAACACGGGCAGCTATCATGATAGCGTTTTTATCTCCGATTAAAAGATCATCATATTTAATTGGGGATACAATTAATGATTTCATCAGTTTATCCAAAACTGTACCATTTTTAATATATGATTGGTTGGTGAGGATATCTTCCTCACGAGCTGTCATATATTTCATTTCTACTACTCCTTTAGCTAATTCTGAATCTTTTGGATAAAGAATACCTTTAGAGGGTAATTCAACAATTTCTGTTGGGATTTTAAATTCACTCATAGATTTTATTTTTTTATAACTTTATTTATCATATATAAATATATTGAAAGATAAGAAGCCTACCTAAACTAGGCAAGCTTCTTTTTATATAGTTTTTAACTATATTCTAGTAATTCAAGATGCAGTAATCTGGTTGAACCGTCATTGTAATGTTTACTGGAGTACCATCATCATCCCAACTATAATCACCGAATGATGCTTCTGTAATTAATGCTCCTTTAACAATCCATTCTGATACGATATCACCTACTGGGCCTACTACATTGAATGTTAAGTCTTTCTTATAGAAATCTGAGTATCCATCTCTACCTGTTACAGATTCGTGATGTAAACGAACCCATTCCATTACTGATTGGGCACCGGAAGGAGTAATTGGATCAAATAAAGTGAATTGAATTGTTCCCCAAGTTGTTTTTCCTTTAACATATCTTTGAATGTTGATATGATTAAGGGCAACTGCTGTTTGGGACAATGTTACCGCACCCATTCCTTTTACTAGATATGATGGAATACCATCAATATAAAGTATAAAGCGATTGGTTTGTTTTGGTTCAAAAGCTGTGAAAAATATTTCGTTTGGGTTTAATACTGCCATTTTATTTTTATTTTAATTCAGTTATACATATTTAATGTTTTACTCTTTTTACCCAGGGAATTCAGCTCCTGTTGGTTGAAGAATGAAATCTAGGTTTATAAATTCTGCTGTACGAGATGGTTGGATATAGATTTGACCTACTAATTGATTTCTATCTATAACATCTGGTGTATTGATTGATTCATCCATAACTACTCTAAAAGCGTATAATCCTTGTTTTTGTTGAATTGCTTCTAAATATGGATTAACTTGTGATAAGAAATTATTGCGAGTAGTGATTGTATTTTGTTCAAATACTAATGTATTAGCTATTTGAGAAATACGAGATTTTAATTCAATTAGTAAACGACGAACATTTATACGATCTAGAGCTGATGCTCCTTTTTGCAATGTTTTCTGACCATATACTGATACTCCGGTTTTTGGGAATGTGGCTATTGGATTAATATTTGCCTCATATAATGTATCTCTATTTCCTTGAGATAATTTAGATTTAGCAGATAATACCATTGATAATCCACCTCTGTTTATACCTGCTGGGGCAAACCATGGGGCAGCTACTTTATCATTGTATGCGTATACTCCTGGGATTAAGGTAGATGCTGGGATATGTACTTGTTTTCCTGTTGCGGGGTCATTAATTCGTACCCAAGGCCAGTATGTAGCTGCATATGATGTGTTTCTAGTTGCCGCTTGTGTAACTGCGTCTGCTAATACCCCATCATAATCTACCATATCAACTACATATAAATTATCTCCTCTATTTATTGTATTAGATATGATGTTTGAGATAACACTAGTATGATGTTCATTTATTAAACCTGGGGTAGATAAGATGTTGAATTGATAATCATCTTTATTTGATAACAAATTAACCATATTTGTATAATCACCTGATGCAACACCTTGTGTTTGAGATCCAATATTTTGGTAGAAATTAGCACCCGCCATTATAGTTCCTACAGCCCCAGTAAATGAACCTGATCCATTTGATGGGATAGATGAAGTATATGCTGGAACTGGGTTTCCTGAATTATCTAAGTAATTTGGAGTTGGGGAATCTACTGATGATACTCTTATATATCTAGATTTATTTGAATAATCACCTGATGAGATTTCTATTTGATTTGATGATGGAGAGTATCCTAAAACTTGATCTCCAATTACTTTTGAGATAAATCTTGATGAATTTGGATCTAAACTAACATTATTCCAAGTCTCTAAAATTATTTTATCATTTGTTTTATCATCTCCTCTACGGATAATAACATTAAATGTTCCAGATCCAGTATTTGCATTTGTAATTTCCCATCTAAGGTTATCTTTTGTTCCTAATTCAAGAGTACCATCACTCGATAATGAACTTGAACTATTCATTATAATACCTTCTGAAATAGTTTCTAAGGTAAAAGCATTTGCTGTAATATTTGAAGTACCACCACTAAAAGATCCTATTAAAACTCCTGGTTGTCCTGCTACAGCATTATTAAATATTTGAATACCATTAAAAGATACTCCAGGAGTTGTTGCAGATATGGTTAAATTAGGAGAAGAAAAACTAGCAGTAAGTCCAATATTATCAAAATCAGCTGCGGGGTCGTTGATAGTGGAAACAATAGCATTTATATAGTTTGTTACGTTATCATTTGTTGTTAGACCACTAGAGGTGTAAAATATGTCTGCTAAAGTATTATAGAAATTAATATTGGAACTATTAGGTGAAATCCAATAATCATTAACGGATGTTGAAATTCTAACTGCTCTAAATGATTGAGTAACACTACTTGTAAATACTGTATTTACATTAATAGTAAAAGAGGCTGTAACTCCAGGAGTTGCAATGGTTCCATTAAATATATCTGTACTTTCAGCTGGTGTATATGAACCTGATGTTACACGAGCAACAATTAATGATTTACCTCCATTTTGAAAATAATTGTATGCTGAGATTGAGGTTAGATATGAATATGTATTACTTCCGCTGATGAGTACATCACCAAATCTGTTTACATAATCAGAATATGAGGTAACTAGGGTAGGAATTTCAACTGGTCCTTTAACAGTTGGACCTACAATTGCTGCTCCAGCTTGTGTAGGTTGACCTGTTAAAAATGTGTTGTCTATTTCATTAGTAGTTACTCCTGGGGATACTGAGAAATTTGCCATTTTTTATCTATTATTTAATTTTATTATAAATATTATTAGTTTTTTTGAAAAACTATTTTATTCAAAAGAAACTCCTGTAGGGGTAAGATTGAATGTTAGGTATATAAATTCAACTGTTCGGGTTGGTTGTAAATATATAGATCCTATCAATTGATTGTTATCTATTGTAGTAGGAGTATTATTTGTATCATCCATAACTACTCTAAAAGTGGTTAAACCTTCTCTTTGCTGAATTGATGATAGATATGGGTTGACTTGGGATAAGAATTCATTTCGAGTTGCTACTGTATTTTGTTCGAATACAAGTGTATCTGCAATTTGAGTGATGAAATTTTTAACTTCAATTAGTAAACGACGAACATTTACACGATCAAGTGAACTTTTTTTCTTTTGGGTTGTTTTTTGTCCGAATACTGTAACTCCAGAATTTGGGAATGTAGCAATTGGATTGACATTCGCTTCATATAATGTATCTCTATTTCCTTGAGTTAAATATCTTTCAGCCATTATAGCTGTAGATATAACTCCTCTATTGATACCAGCTGGTGCAATCCAAGGTTCTGCAACACTATCACTAAATGCATATACTCCTGGGATCATAGTTGATGCAGGAACCCAAATTTGTTGACCTGTTGATGGGTCAATGGTTCTTAACCAAGGCCAGTATGTGGCGGCATAGGATGAATTTAAAGTAGCATTTGCTGTAACTAATGCAATATTCTGTCCATATTCTACAGTATCATATATCATTAATGAATTACCATTATTTTGGATAATTGAATTTAAAAGATTTAAAACATTAGCATGTGTTCCAAAGTTATATATTAAGCCAGGAACAGTTATGTAATTGTATCTATATGCATCTTTATTTGATAATAAATTTATAGATTGTGTATATGCACTAGCTTGTAATCCTTGAATATTAGTTTCAGTTATATTTTCATAATAATTACCAGCTGTTGATGGTAAAATATTTCCAGTGGCCCCACCGAATGAGCCCGTAGAGGCAATTGGAATAGATGCGGTGTATGAGGATATTGGATCACCTGAATTATTTAAGTAATTTGGGGTAGTAATGTTTACTTGTTTTACTCTAATATAAGATGAGTTATTTGAGTAACTACCTGAGATTTGAAGATAAAAATCTGCTCCATCATTAGCTATATTTTGGGTTTGATTACCTATGATTTTTTCAATGTAATTTGATGAGAATGGATCAAGCGATAATGGACCCCATGTTTCTAAAATAGATGGAGAGGTTGTTGAATCATCTCCTCTTCTGATTATTAATGTAAATGTACCGTTGTTTATGTTTGGAGATGTAATTTGCCATCTAATATTATCAATAGAACCTGAAGGTAATGTGCCGTCGGGGTTTGGAGTACTATCACTGTTCATGATAATACCTTCAGATAATGTCTCTAATATAAATGCTTCAGTGTTTGTACCTCCAGAGAAAAAAGTTGTAGTACTTCCAGAAACAACATATTGTGAATTTCCTAGCAAACCATTTTGTCCAACATATGTAAATGTTATGTTAGGTGAAGATGTACTAGAAGAAATATTTAAAAAAGATGCACTATATGGAGCAACAGAACTACTAACTGTAAATACAACAGAAGCAGTAGCTACATAGTTAGCAACAGTAGAAGCAGCAAATGATGCTGTGTTAAGGTATATAACTGTAGAAGTATTAGCTACATTGGAACCTGTAAAGAAAAATGTAATTCCATTTACATTAAATGAACTAGAACCAACAGAAGCAACACTAGCTGAAATGTATGTTAAGTTAATATTTGCTGAAGCAGAAGTAGCAGCTGTTGAAGATGGGATTAAAGATGAAGTAGCAGGTGTGAAAGATCCACTTACCACTCTAGTTACTAATAATGTATTTCCAGCGTTTTGGAAATAATTATATGCTGAGATTGAGGTAAAGTATGAATATGTTTGACTTCCACTTACAAATACATCTCCAAATTTATTTAAATATTCACTATAGCTTGTTACTACAGTTGGAATACCAACTGGTCCTTTAACTGTAGGCCCGATAATTGCTGCTCCAGCTTGTGCAGGTTGTTGAGTTAGGAATGTTTGATCATTCTCTATGGCTAATACACCGGGTGATAATAATATTTCTTCTGGCATGATTGTTTATTTATAAATATTAGGAGATAGAGGTAATTTCACCTGTTTGTGGGTTTATATTACATTTTCCATAATTTTCAAATATGGATTGTGTAAAAGTTTGTTCTTTTTTAGATACTTCATTTAAAAACTGTTTTGCTTTTTCTTTTCTTTCATTCAATTGTATTTGAATGAGTTCAATTTCTCCAAGTTCCATGATAACTGTTTGAGTTTCATCTTGGATTGTTTTTAAAGTTTGTAATTCTTCTTGATTTAAAACTTTGTTTTCTGTAACTGTTTCCATTTTTATTTTTTATTATAAATATATTATAATTTATATTCTTCTAATTTTACTTGTACCCAATCAATAATATCTTGGTCGTACCATACATCTCTATATTCAAAACCTGCTAAAGTAATACCAAAACTACATCTATCAACATTCAATTCAATTTCAACTGAGCATTTTTTATATATAATGTTGTCTATTACATTTATTACTGTTATTGTTGGATTTTCTATCTCAACGTTAAATTGTTCGAATTTGTATTTTTTTTCCATATTATGTAAATGTTACTGTTGGGCCTGAAACTGAAAATGTTGCTAATCTTGCATCAATTCTACGTGCATTATTACTTTTTGCTAATGCTGCTATTAAACCTGAAGCATTTCTTGCTATACTTTGGGTTGTTGTTCCATCATTTGTACTAGAGGAATGAACAAGAAAATTATTAGGAATTAATAAACCTGAATGGTTTATGGAAAAAGGGACTAAGCCATCACTTACACAAAGACTTATTAGTTCTCTACTATTAATAAGCTCCCAATCAGTGTATCCTCCATGTGTTGCAGCTAATGCATTATCTATTTGGTTATTCCAAGTAGTTGAAGTACTACTATAAACATACATCATAACAGTTCCAGTTGTTAATGATGTCCATCCTAAGGTAAACCAATCTAACTGGATTGTATTTGTATATGTTGTACCTCCTAATGTATCTAGGAATCGTGTTGTATTGTTATAAGGATTGTTAAATGGTAGAGTAAAAAAAGATTGACCACGTTGAGAATTTCCATCATCCCCTGTACGATAACTTGTTGTTTGTCCTGTAATAAGTGGTTTGTATCCTCCAATATTTGGACAAGATGAAGGAGAACTGGATTTGGCTTTAATATATAAATCTCTTTTACTCATATCTTGCATTCAAATTAAATACGCTTGCACTTGCGGCAGTTACAGTTATTTTATTACCTTGATTAATTAAATTAGTTAAGGTATATGCTGAGTTATTTACAGATAATGATGCTGTTACTGAGCCGCTAATGGATGAAGTTGTGTTTATTCTTAGATCATCGGGAGCATAAAAATCAACTGTTAAAGCATCAATAAGTTCTATTGTAAATGTAGCGGCGTTAGGATCAAACCCACTTAATACAGATGCAGTTGCTGATGTTTGGGCAAATGAAGCAGATATTGCAAATGATGCTGTTTGAGCATTTATAGCCCAAGATGCAGTTCCAAATAATGAGCCTGTAAATGATCCTGTAAATGATCCGGTGGTGTATGATGAGGTAAAGGTATTAAATGAACTTGTTGTAACAAAGGAACTAGTATCTATTGTTGTTACATTTAATGCATATGATGCTGTTTGAGCAAAAGATGAACTTGCAACACTCAAACTAGAAGTTAATACTGCTACTGGTATGCTATCTGCATTACCAACCCACACACTTCCTGAAGATAGATTTGGTAAAGAGTTTGGGCCTGGGTTTAATATTACTCCTTGCCCACCATTGCCTTCTTTTGTTACGTATCCTAGAACTTGGACTATTGCTGAACCTGTTGGTCTGATTGATGTAAATCCTCCACCTGGGGCTACATATATTTCTGTTCCTGCTGGGAAACCAGTTGTATCTACTCCTTTTATTAAGCCTAAAGCAATACCTCTACCAGCCTCTGTGGGTGCTAGTGTATCTGCTGCCACATAAATAACGGGCATTTTTGTTGGGTCACCTGCATCTGCTCTATATACAATGGATGCAGCCCCTTGAGAGCCAGAAGCATATACTGGAGTTCCTTTTATAAGGTTTGTGGCTTCGCCGTTTACTATTTCTTCATATATGGTTTTTACATATTGTAAAGATAGATTACCGTTTCCATCGGTTTGTATGAATGATTCTTCACCATTATCTATCGCAGGATAATTTAATCCACTTGCGGTAAAGGATGATGTAACATTTAAATTTCCATTAATTAAAACATCTTGATATAATGGTGTAACGTATGAGGCAGTTGATGCATTTTCTGCCCAAGAAGCAGAAATTGTAAATGATGCTGTTTGTGCATTTTGAGCTTGGGAACTCGATATAGCAAAAGATGCAGATGTAACACTATTTGATCCAAATGGGCCAAATACACTTGATGCTGTTACAAACGAAGCAGTTTGTGCTATTGCTACAAAAGATGCTGTGATAGCATTAGAGGATGATATAGCAAATGAAGAGGTACCTTGTAATGAGCCTGTAAAAGAAGTAGCTATTAGACTACCAGATATCTGTACTTCATTTCCTGCGGCATATATAAGATTACTTCTATTACCATCATCAGTACCATTACCTACAATAAAAGCAGATTGTACGGGTGATACAAAATTATATTGACCCGTTACGTGTTGTCTATCACCTAATGCTATTGTTCCATAACCTTCAGCGTGTGAATATGAACCTGATGCTATTGTTTCTTGACCTTCAGCGTGTGAATAGTCTCCTTTTGCTTGGGTAAAATCTCCTTCAGCATGTGAATAGTTTCCTATTGCTTTAGTAATACTTCCTTCAGCATGTGAGTTTTCTCCGGTTGCTATATTCCCCTCTAATCCGTGAATAAGAGAACCTGTTATAGTTTGATTACCATTAAATTGATTAGAACCAGTTGTTGCAAATGATCCAGATTTTGCAACAAATATAGGATCTGTTTCTTGGTAGAAAGATGCTGTGGTAGCATTAGAGGATGATATAGCAAATGAAGAGGTACCTTGTAATGAGCCTGTAAAGGATAAAGCCCATACATTACCATTTACTGTTAGTGATGCAGATGTTGGTGTTGTTGTTCCTATACCTACATTTCCTCTTAAAGCTGTTGTTACGATTGATGTATTACCTAGTACCACAGTGTTTGAACCTAGACCTATTGCTCTATCACCAATTACTATTTGGTTTATTTGATTATTACTTGCTGCTCTTGTATCACGACCTAAAAATACGGAACCAGAAGCATCAGTGATGTTAGTATCACTAAGAGTAAGTCTTCCTGCTCCCATACCCAAAAATACGTTGGAATCTCCGTTAACATGGTGTTCTCCTGCAGTATTACCAATGAATGTGTTGAATCTATCCTTAGTATTTCTTGCAACATTTTCACCAAAAAATGTGTTTGTTCCAACCGCTCCTATACCATTATTGTAAACATCACCGGCACCATTTACCCTCAACGTTCCAATCCTTGCTACGTTATGAGTTGATAATGCTGATGAAGATGATACTTGAAATTGTGAATCTGGGGTTGTTGTTCTTATTCCAATATTACCACTACTGGAAATAAACATTCTAGTAGAACCGCTTGTCTCTAGAGCAAGTGATTGATTGTCATTTGTTCCTAGAATAGCAGTTGTACCAAAACTATTTCCATTCTGTACAAATCCACCTAAACCTGCAACATTGACAAAAGATGCTGTTTGGGCAAATGATGCTGATATTGTATTTTGAGCTTGGGAACTCGATATGGAAAAAGATGCTGTTTGGGCGAATGATGCTGTACCTAACAATGAACCAATGAACGATCCAGTAAATGACCCTGTGTTGTATGTTTGAGTGAATGAATCAAAGCTACCAGACAGTGTATTTATGCTTGAACTGTTTGATATTATACGTGTATCAAAAGATGCACTATCTTGGATATAAGATGATGTAAAAGCATTGAATGAACTTGTTAAAACAAATGATCCAGTATCAAATGATTGAGTTGGTAAATTAGTTAATCCACTACCATTTCCCTGAAATGATCCAGAGAATGATCCTGATATTGTATATGATCCTGATCTGAGCTGTTCGGGTTTAATTAATGCCATTAGTTGTTAAATTTTCCTATTGCTATTACTTCATCATTCGGATCTATTGAAAATCCTAGTTGGGTTGGGTTAATTATTAAAGTTGTAATTCCGTTCAATTCTGTAAATGATACTATAGCGGCTTGTTCTACAAGCTGACCGTTTATAAATATTGAAAAATTATTTACTGATGTTGCTGGGAGATTAGTTGGAGATATTAACCAGCCACTATTAAAAGTAACAGTGGTTGAGTTTACATATGTTCCTAATTTTTGTATATTAGTATTTAAATATAATAAAACAGATGGGTCTACCCCACCTCCTCCTGTTGTTCCTCCATCCACTGGAAATACAGTTGAGGGGGTTAAGAATGATTTTTGGTTTGAAGATGCTACTGTTTCTGAAATAGAATCTGTTGTTTCTAACCCGATTATAATTTTTGCTTTGCTATTATATTTTTTAATAGCTGTAACATCTTTTTGAATTGTATCAGGTACAATATATCCATGTACTTTAAGAGTAAATGTACTTCTTACTGTTCTTTCACTATCTTGATTTAATTCGGTTGTAATTCCAAAACTATCTATAGTTGCTTTGAATTTAAAACGTTCTGGATCACCCCAATATGAATCAGATGCATAATTTATGGCTTCAACTATTTTATTCAATTGATCCATATAATATGTTTGTATAATAAAATTATATGTTACTGTAACATAATCTGGAACTACATTAACTATAAATTGTTTTACTGGGATTCTATTGGTTAATAGGTTAAAATTAGAATATGCATTTTTTGGGTTATATGGTTTTTGCCAAGATACAAATAGATTTGGTGAGTTTGCATCTAGTTTATTATATGTTGTTCTATTTTTCTCTATATTATCACGTTTAAACATGATAATAGGATTCATAATTTTCCCATTCTTATCCTTATAATATCCATCTTTTTGAACAGACTTCCATTTTTCAGGAGACCCATATATAACAGGTACAGCAATCCTAACACCATTTTGGATTACAAATGGGCGAATAACATTTTCAAAATAATAGAATATAGCCTCATCTATATCTTGTATACCAATAGAGAAGGGTTTTGTTGAATCATTTTTAAAAGATAATTTTTCAGATCTATTAAAGTCTAAACCATTTTGTTCCGCTTGAGTGAATTGTTGAAATGTAGAGGGTATATTAGGATTACCTAAAGTCTCACCCGTATCTGGGTTAACATATGGGTTAACTAGATTATTTGATATCTCTTTTTGAGATTTTGGGTTTGGTTTTCTTTGTGATGGCATTCTTTATATCCTTTGTTTATTAATTTGAACACGATCTCCCGGAACATAATGCGTTTTACATATAATAGATACACTAGTACCAAAATTCTCTAAACCAGGATTTAATGGGTTTTCATTATTTGGATATGCTGGGTCTTTACCTGCAAAGTATTGATTAGCATTTGTTGTATCTACCTCATAATATGCTTCATTATACATGATTATATCTCCTACCTCTGGTATTAATTGAGCATCAACTAGATCATCTCTAAAGAATCTAAATTCAATATTCCATGCAAAATCTACTCCAAATTCATCTGTTGGATGAGATTGGTCATCACGAGATATAAGGGCGTTTAATATTACAGGTTCGTTATAGAATTTGGCTCCAGATGCCTCACCATACATGTTTACTTTAGTTTCATTTAATTTAAATTTGTAATATATACATTGTTGTGTGATTATATCCCCTAATAACTCTCTATTAAGGTGTCTAAACAATGAGATATCTCTTATTCCTCCAAAAAGCGCCATGTTATCCTACAAATATTGTAAAAGGTACATAATTTAATTCTTTATTTAAATAATCTGCCTCTAATGATTTTCTTTCTAATAATTTTTGCCTAGATGACTCGTCAAAGTAAGCTCTTAAACGCTCGATCAACGCTTGTTTTTCAGAAGTCGCCGCAGTTATCAGATCACTCTGGTTAAGCGTTATTTCCGCGTTAGGGATAGGAATGGTGGAGTATTTTCCTCTAACATATCCTAAAATTTCTTTTACAATGGCTAAACCATATTCAAATATCCATGAACGCCCAATAGAATTTATTTGTGAGTATGTTGGGTTCTGATATGGAACTTGTGATATATTAGTGATTACACCTCCATTACCTGTGTTAACATATGGGTTGTTTCTATCTGATTTTTTAATATATTGGAGCCATAATTTCTCTACTCCTCTTCCAGGGATGGGGAATATTCTTAGATTATTATTTATAAGCTCAAATGAATATTGGGAACGTCTAATTTGATCGTTAAATTCAATTGCTTGTAATTTTTGAACATCATAATTTATAGGCATCATAAGGAAGTTTATAGCTGGGGAATATCCTCCAAATCCAAAACTATCTAACAATTGCATCATTCCAGTACCAGTACCAGCATATGGGTCAAAATATCTAACGATGGCTGGTGGAGCCTCATAGAATACTCTTTTAATTTCTAAATCACCAATATTTACTCCTAATTGCTCACCCCATGGGGTTAGATTATAATCTTGTATTCCTGGTTGGAGATCAATAGATGCAGAATACCATGTTACGTTTCCCCCAACTCCCGCTTCCACACCATATTGATCTGCTAATCTTATAGTAGATGCTAGGTTTGGTTGAGGTAAGGAGTTGTTTGCTGATTCTATGGTTAATGGGGCACCTTGAAAAGATAAAAAGTTTTCTTGAGCTTGATACGCATATAGTTCATTACCGTATGTGGTTATAGCTTCCTCTATAGCAGCATAAAAATTTATATCTTGTAATTCTATATCTACTATAGGATATCCTAATCGGCGAGATGCAAATGTGGCAAATCTATCAGCATCTGATTGGAATTGTGGATCATTATCATAAAATCCAAATGGAGTTTCTCCAGGTTGGAATGAAGAAGTTCCGGTCCAAATTGGTACATTCATATTATTAAGCGTTTATTACAGTGAATTCAATATCTATATTATCATCTAAAGCATATAGAGAAATAGATTTTATATCATCGCCAAAAGTTCCATTAAAATTACTTGAGGTAATTTGAGAGGATGCTATAAAGAATGAATTTGATGGAGTTAAATTTTGTGTAAATGTTCCTTGAGACCCACTTAAAATAACAGCTACATCATTTTCATTATCTAAATTTGTAATTCTAACATATTGAATACTAGATGAGGGGAATGTTCCTGCTCCTGGATTAGGACCATTTAGATTTATTAGGTTAATAGAGGTTGTTTGAGGACATGTGACTACTCTACGGTCAACGTTTGTAACGTTTTCGATAGTATGAGTAATTTCATTTTTTAAAACATTATTACGAACTATTTGTTCCTCTATAATTTTAATTTTGAATGTGGTTGGAAATAAGGTTGAAGCCATGTCTATATTTTGTTATAAATATTAGAGAATTTTTACTTCATATAGATTAGTCTCTATATTCCTCATATATTTTTAATATTCCCTCTACAGCCTCATGTCTATGGTTTTTTAATAATGTTATAGTTTTTACATTATCTGTTTTACTTTCAAGTATTTTAAAGAAACTTATACCTGATTCTTTTTTATTTTTTAAATCCACTTGGGTAATATCCCCACAAAAAACCATTTTCCCATTTTTTCCTAAACGACCTATCATCATTTCAGTTTGGGAATGTGTTATATTTTGACATTCATCTACAATAATCATTGAGTTAGGGAATGTTCTACCTCGCATAAATGCAAATGGTACTATCTCTATAATATCTTCTTCAACTAATTTTTCAACTTTTTCTTTATTATATAGCATTCCTAAATTAGCATATATAGGAGCTAACCATGGGTCCATTTTATCTTTTAAATCTCCTGGGAGGAAACCAATTTCTTCTTTAGCTACTGTTGGGCGGGTTATGATTATTTTTTCAATTTCTTTATTGAATAATAAATCAAGAGCTATTTGACATGCTAATAAAGTTTTCCCTGAACCAGCCATTCCTCTAACTAATGTAATGGGAGTATGAAGGATTTGTTCTTTGGCTTTTTTCTGTTCTTCGTTTAATGAAATATTAAATTTGATTGGTCCTTTTGGTTTTCTTTTTTCTTTAAAAACTTCTTGGGCTTGAGGAGTTCTGTTATAATCAGTCATAAACTTTAGTTTGTTGATAAATATGAAAAATTAACTATTTATTATATCCGTAAATACAATAGTATTTCCTCTCATTAAAAAATTTCCTGGGGTAGGGTCTAAAGTTCCAGAATCAATAATATCTTCCATATCTAAAGCAGTATTTAAATCATTTTTTATACCTACTAATTGGTTTAGGAAATTGTATTTTTTAATAGTGGGTTCTACTGATGGGTCTAATTCTAATAATACTTTTTCTATTTCATCAATTTCTATTAATCCTTCTAAAAAATTATCCAAATAAGGTGCTTTTTTATTATAATTAGGAAATAACATCACAAATAAATTAAATAAATCTTTAGGCAATTCAGTTAAATATTCTAATACAATTACTCCAGCATATTTACTACGTTTAGACCATTCTTTCCTTACCCCTTCAGTATAATGAATTGTATTATATATTTTAGGTAAATGTTTAAAATTTGTTCCTAATAAATCATCAGCAATATATACATCATAAACATTTTTTGTAATCTTAATAACTTTATCAGAATTACCTATTCTAAAAACTTTTCCATTAGCACCACTTCCTAAAAAAGAATGTTCTTCATCATATTTAGTTATTGGAGTTAAATCTCTTTTATATTGATTAAATAATTTAATAAAATCATTCCATGTTTTTGCTTTATTAAAATCAGATAAAGTAAATTCATTTAATATATTAGTAATTTCTTCTTTTATTAATAATTTTAAGTTAGATTTTTTCATAAACTTTTGTTTGTTGATAAATATGAAAAAGATACAAAAAAAGCCTAGGTTTCCCTAGGCTCTTTCAAGAAAATATATCTTGTTATTTGATTAAACCGAAGCCAAATCACTAACAAATACACGACCATAAAATTCTGGACGAATCATTTTCTTAGCGTAACGAGTCAAGAGACCTTTACGTGGAGTAAATGTTTCTGGGTCGTACACCAATGGAGTCATGATTAATGGAATATATGGAGAGAATACAGCACCTGTTTCCAAGAATTGTGAACCTCTATAACCCATCAAAATCACGTTCTCAGTCATATAAGGATTCTTATAAACTGTGAAACGGTTATTCAACTGACCTGATTTCTGGATACCAAATGCGTATGACATTTTAGTAGCTTCACCATCTGCTGTAGATGCGAATCCAGGGATTGATTCAAGAATAGTTGCAACTGATGGAGAAACTACCATAAAGTTAGCACCTCCACGTAGAGTTTTCTGGTGGATTTTGTTGCTTACTTTTTGTAATTTAGTACCCAAAGTTTGGAACCACTGACCTTGTGTGTTGAAGAAATTCAAATCATCATATCCTGTTCTAGCAGCATTCAATGATTTGTTACTTATAGCTGACCAATATTCATCAGCAGCAGAAGCATCTTGAATCAACATATCCAAAATTTCAAGGTCAATTTCCAATGAAATATATTCAGACATGATAGATGTCAATTCAGCTTCAGCATCTAATGCTTGGTAAGCATTAAGGTCTTGAGCAAACTCAGGAGTCCATTGTGCTTTCAATTTACGTGTTTTAGCCACGATAGCCTCACTTTTCAACTGTACGTTGATTTGTGGGATAGACAATTCTGTTTGTGATTGAGCATTTGGGAAACCACCTGAAGTACCTAATTGGTCTTCGAAATCACCTCTGTAATTATCTGTTGGTTGTACGTTATAGAATACTGTACCAGTACCATTAACTGTACCCGAACCAGAAGCAAAGATAAATGTTGCACTGTTAGTTCCGTTTGTAGATGTAAATTGTGGTAAGATATATTCTGGATCAGCAGTAGAACCACTAAGTACAAATGCACGAACACCTTTAAAATCAGCGTTTGTAGGTACTGTAACTGTTACTTTTCTTAAGTTACCCAAAGAGGCAGACAATTCAGCAGTATACTCTACATCCGCCCATTGAACTGAAGCAGTTACGAATGTAGAACTAGTTGTGAATTGGTTAACTGAGTAACCGAAACGACCAGCACCGTAAAGACCACCATTTGGATCAACGTTAGCACCTGGGTTAGTATCACCGTACATAGAAGCAGGAGATGTAAATACACCACCAGGACCACCAAATTGAAGTTGTTTTGTTTGATCGTATTGGAAATCAAGGAAGAATACTAGACCTGAAGGCAAGTTCATAGGTTGAACAGATACAAACTCTTTTGTAGAGATTGAACCGAATACCTTACGTACCAAAGGAAGAGCAACTCCAGCCCATTGAGCACCAGTACCTACGTTGAATGTACCTGTTCCAGCACCACCAACAGTGTTTGTTGAAGATTCAACAACAAGTTGTTTTGCTTGGTTTTCAAGGATCATAGACATGTTGTTTTTATCAACCTCGCTACCAAGGCCTTCTAACAAACCTGTCTTACCCCATTTTGCAGCTAAACGAGCTGCATCACTCTGCATGTTTTTCCATCCAGAAGCAGAGCTTTCTAAAAGTGAATTAATGTTTGACATTGTGTTTTTGTTTTTTTGTTTTTAAATTAATTGTTTTTTTAAATAATACCAGCCAATTTTTGGAATCGAGCAACCATGTTGTCTGATTCGATTATCGGTTGTTTTGAGTTTGTCGTTCCTACAATTTTGGAAGCCATACCTAAAGATTCTTTAATTGGTGATTTTTTAGTTTTAAGTCCCTCGCTTAATGTTTCAAATACCAATTTAGTTTCTTTAACAGTTGTTGCTTTGTCAAAAGATGTAAGAATGTTCAATTTTTGACTTTCAGTTAAGTTTTTAGCTGAATTAAAAATCTTGTTTGTGTAAAGCAATTTAGCATTTAATAAATTAACTTCGTTCAAGTCAGTACGTAATGTTTCGATAGTTTTAAGAGCTTCTTTTAACTCTTTTTTCATACCCTCATTACGAGCAATACTAATTGAACCTTTAGTTCCTGCTGCTAGTTTTTGTAATAATGATCTTGAATCTCCGAATAATTCTCTTTTAAATTCACTCATATTACCAATAACGTCTGCATCAACACCATCAGCTTTAAGTTTTTTAAATTCTGTGAATGCTTTTTGTAGAAGTGGATCAGCCATTTGTTTCTTTTTAGCTGGGTCTGTTTCTTGAGCAATTGCTTCTATTGTACTTTTATTATCAGCCATTAGTTGAGCAATTACTGTTTCAAAGTTTCTTTTAGATTTTTTACCTAGACCAAAAATTTCTTCTAAATCTTCCTCCATCATATCATCATCCATCATGTCATATTCCATCATGTCGTCATCCATCATATCGTCATTAAAATCAGCAATTTCTGCTAGTAATTCATCTAAATCAACTTCCTCATCTTCAACTTCCTCATCTTCCATTTCTTCACCTTCTTCTTCACCTTCTTCTTCACCTTCTCCGGCTTCGATTTCTCCAGCTTCGATCATATCAGCGATTACATCTTCGATAAGTTTTTTAAGATCTTCATCCGTCATATCTTCTAAATCTAACGGTTCACCTTCTTCAGATTCCATTTCGTCTTCTTCAGATTCCATTTCATCTTCTTCATTTAGCTCATTTAAAAGTTCATTTAAATCTAAATCTTCATCCATCATTTCTTCTTCTTCATAGATATTTTCTTCGATTTCTTGTTCATCGATTTCTTCTTCCATTTCTTGAAGTTTTGCTGAGAGCATGGATTTTAATTGAGGTGTAAATGCTTCTTCTAGAGCTGCTTTTGCATTAGCTATTGCCATTTCTTTCACGGCTTTAGCATCTGCGATTGCTTCTTTAAGCAAATCTCTGTTTGTTGCCATTTTTCCTAAATTTATTGTTTGTTGGGAAAATACGTTTATTGAGAAACGTAATAGAATTTATTTCATTTAATGCTGTATATAGAATGAGGGGAACAGCATATTCGGGTTATATATATGGTGGGGGAATGTCAAAATCGCAGAGACAAAAAAAGCTCTCAAAAAGAGAGCTTATTTTTTATTATATTAAAATCTATTACCAGATTGGGCAAGAACCTTGTGAACAAAGGATCTCAGTAACGATTGAGTTTACTTTAGAATATTTAGTAAGATTTTTTATTTGAGATTCATTTAATGATTCTCTTACTAAATTCATATATGAACCAGGATTGGAAGGAGTAGAAACAAAATCCCAACAAAGAAGTTCGAAATCGTCTTGTACCTCAAGTACTCCATCATTTTCTTTCAATGAACCCATCCCACGAGAAGATACACCAACTGTAATACCACTTTCAATTAATGCTTTTAAAATATTTCCTGATGGTGTAGGGAGGATTTCAATATGACCCATTATATTATCACCATCCCACCAAACTTTAGATATATTATGAGATACATTTTTAAGGTTGATGATTTGAGATTCTGGATGGTCTAGTTCTCCTAATGCTCTTTTTTCTTTAATATATTGAGAATATTTATCCATTTCTCTTTCCCATAAATCTTTTTTGTAATATCTTCCATTACCGTTTTTAATTTCAACAGTAGCTAAGATACCTTCTACAATTGGATTACCTCGTTCAGATCGTTTACTTTCTGTTAAAGAAAATTTACCTGAGGAAAATAGTTGGGTTTCTATTAATATTTGTTTGTTCATGTTAAATATCGTAATCAAGTCCTAAATCGTATCCTTTTAAAAATTCAACAACACTTTCTTCATATTCAGGGAAATTTGATGCTATGTTAATAATTTCATCTGAGTCTCCATTTACATCTGCAAACATTTCTACTGCTTGATTTATAATATTTTGAGGTAATTCACCTTCATTTTCAAACATATCTTTTGTTTTAGTAGATATATCTTCTACTTTTTTTCCTATGTCATCTAAACTTTTAGAGGTATCATCTAATTTTTTATCATCTATAGCTTCATCAATAGGTGCATCCTCATCTATTATATCAGAAGAAACTGCATCTTTATTTTTTTTCTTAATTTTAGATAAATCTTTTTCTAATTTAGCTTTTGCTTTCTCTAAAGTTTTAATGTCTTTTTGTGCTTGTTTGATTTTTGTTTTATCAGTTAAAGCTTTCATATCTTCATCCTCATCCAATTTATTTAGTTGAGATTGACGTTTTTCAATAGCTGCATCTATTTTTTCTAATTTGGTTGATATTACTTCACTTTCTGCTTCTTTATTAATAGCTGATAATTCTTTTTCTACTGATTCACGGATTACTTTACGTAAAAGTTGTTCTTCTAGTTCCTCAGGAGCGTATTTTTCTTTATCTTTGTATGAAAATCCTAATCCTTCAAACATTGGAGGAGGAATTATTGCAATACCACCTTTAGCATTAGGTTTCATATCTTCTAATTGTTTCTTAAATCTTTGTAAAGCTCCAACATTTATAGGACGACCTCTTCGTACTTCTCCAGAAGTAGCTTTAGTTAGTTTATCATCAATTTCTATTAATTTTTTATCAATCCATTCTTCTAATTTTTCTACTTCATATCCATTTTCTTGAAATCTAATTTCATGATATAAAACATTTTTTCCAAATGTAGGAATTACTGTGGTTTTAGGTTCAGCGAATTTTTTAAATAATGTTCTTATCATTGGCCAATATCTATCAGAAATTTCATTGGTAATAATTTTGAGACGATTTTTATTATCTTGAATTTGTTTTTCTCTAGTACCTCTACCTTTTTCCATTCCTTCTAAAGTAATATAAAGTAAATTTGAGATAAAGATGGTATTATTTGGGGTAACTCTAATATGAGGAATTTTTAAAGACTCATTATATGAAGGGGCATTAGAACTTGGGGTTGAAAGATTAAATGCTTTTCTTACTTCTGGAGTTAGAATATAATATGTGGGGATTTTTTGTTCTCCTTTTTCTAAGTTAGATGTATTGATATTTAAAATCCCATAATTACCTCCACCTCTAACTTCTTCTAATTCTTGATCTACTATAGAACGAATAGCTTCACGAATTTCATTTTCTCTTCTTTCTAATTCTTTTCTGCGTTTTTCTTCTCTATCCGCTTTAATTTGTTCTGGGGATGGTTTTGGTTTGTTGGATGGGGTGAATGCTTGTTTTACTCCACTTTTAAATTTTTCTAATTCATCTAACATTTCATCTCCAAACACTAAATCCCATGATTGTTGATTTTCTGGGTTTGCTATTCCATTATGAATATGCCAACTTGATACATCACTAGTATTTTTATCTAAAAAATCATGAAAATATGAACCTTCCATTCTTTCTTCCCAAGAAATTGGGTTTTTATCTAAAGTTAAATTATTTTTTTTTATAAAATGTTTTACCTGGGTATCTAATGGTTGGTCACTCCAAAGTCCACCTTTTAGTTGGGTTTGAATATTTTCTTTTAAATCACCATACCCACTTGATTTATATTTACCTTTTGGCTCTTTTGGAGTACCTAAACCTGGATGTTCGGTTGTATATCCTAAACCTTTAACTCCAAATTGACCATCTTTAACATAGTATATAGGATCTTTTGATAAATTTTTCAATACAATATCTTTTAATTCTTGCATTGTTTTATTTTCATTTTTTGGATCCTTCATTTCAGCATAATATCCAGTCATAATCTGATCAAATATCATGTTATCAAAGTTTTTATCCTCTTTTTTATCTGTTGGTTTAGAAGTTTTTTCTTCTTTTTCTTCAACTTGTTTTGATGGAGTTTTAGCTGTTGCTTTATCTGATTCCTCTTGTGATTTAGCTGCTTCAGCTAAAAATTTCTCAAATGCGGTTTCAAATGATTCTTTTTTAGTTTCAATTGAGTTGATTGGAGAAAGTCCAATTATATTTTCATTAATAACCCCTTTTTGTTTTAGGATTAAGGATACTTCATCAAATGTTGCAGCATTTCGTATATAGTTTGGGAACATTGATTTGGCTTCTTTTAAGAATACACCTTTATGTCCTTTTCCTTCCTTAATTAGTTGATATTGTTCGTTTAGGGTTTTCATTATTCTTCTTCTGTTAATAGGGTTTTTATATCTTTTATATAATCTAAAATTAAATCTGTTGGGATGTAAACTTCATATGAACCTGGATTTTCATTGTAAAATTCTGCAGTTTCATTTTTTTTATTTGATAGGATAGGTAAAAGGGAGTTTATTTCTTTTTCTATTTTAGTAAATGCATTAATTCTTTCTTGTTGAAATTCATTATATTCATTTAATGTATCTTCTTCAAATAATTTTTTTACTTCTAATCCTGATCCTTTAATTTTTTTAGGGACTGCTTTCCATCCCAATTTATAATAATAGTGTCTTTTTACTCCATCCATATTAGTACCTTTTTTAAAAGAATATTTATCAGCATATTGTGCTCCCTCACCTGCTGTGAATGTAGCCCCTCCAGTACCTGTAGATGAAAGTTCTTGGAGTTTTTGTCTGATAATTTCTTTTATTTTATCACGCATTTGCTAATTCTAATTCAGTTAATAATTCACAGTATTGTAACAAATCAACTAGATTTTCAGTTGTGATTTTAGTTGTTTTATTTACTGGTCTGATCAATGATATAATTTCGTTGATTTTGATTTTAGTAACATTGTTTTTTGTAGTATTATTTAATTCAATTAAATCATCTTTTATTTCTTGTGATTTAGAAATATAAAATTCTTTTAATTTAGGAGTATTATCAATTGATGTGATAAGTTCTTTTAAAATATCTTTTTGATGTAAATTTAAATCTTTATATTTTTCATTAAATTTTTCCAAAATTATTTTATAGGCCAATATACTAACATCTTTATCTCCTTTTATTTCATCTAATATATTTTCTCTAATTTTTTCCTCTTTTATAGGAGCTGCTGTTAGATGCTCTAAAATAGTAATTTTATTTGAGATTATATTTTCTGGATTTACTGGGGTAGTGATATTGTATATTTCTAATAAGGTATAGAAAGCGGCTTGGATTTTATAGTTTGGTAATTTATGATTAAAAAATTCATTTAAATCATAATGCTGTTGTAATTCATTAATTAGATTATACTTTTGTTTTTTTAAAAGTTTTCTATTTAATGTTTTAGAGGCCTCTAAAAGAGTATCTATAATTATATTAGCTCTAGATTCAGTTAATGATGTTTTTTTAAGTAAAGATTCATATAATTTATATTCTTTCCCTAATTCTGTTTTAACAAAATATTTCTTTAAAATATCTTTAACTGGAGAATCCTTGCCTTCTAAAGTATCAGCAGTAATTTGCCTAACTAAAAGTTCAAAAAGGATACCAGTATTTTTATACTTCGAATGGTTGATCTTCATTCTATTTCAATTAATTTGTTTATAAATATATTAAAATCTATTACTCACGAATTTGTTTTTCATCTAATAGTGAAGATTTTTCATTATCGGATTCAAATATTAATTTTTTCTGTGGAATTTTAGCTAACATTTCTTTTTGAAATATAGATATTTTCTTATTTTCTAAAGCTAATGGTGATCCTCCTTTATATTGTGGTTTAATTGAATCTGAAGAATCAGTGTCTTTTTTCATCCCTAATGCCCCAATTCTATCTTTTCCAAATGCATTATCTTGGGTATTAATTTTGGTTGACTTTTCCTCTGGGCGACCTAAAGTTGATTTTTCATCATACCCCTCAGGTACCTCACCACCATCATATCTTCCTCTACCATATAATGTAGCTAAATCATGTGGGGTACCATATGATTGTCCTGTTACTTGAGGGTCATTTCCTTCTGATTCAATTTGAGTTATTCTGAATTTACGTTTAGAGTCTTCTCGAATTAGATCTCTATATTCATCATATTGATCCTCACTCATATGCCAGATATTCTCATATACCCAATCTGATGGGAATAGATTGTTGTCTATTATAGCATTAGATAGATCAACTTTTTCTTTCATAAGCATTACTCTTTCTTGATCATA